CGTTGCGCGGAACATCTGCATGGGACCCGAATGTTGCCATCAATATCAATCCTACATCGTGCAATTGGCACCACGCGTATATCGTGGTTGGGGACTGCACGGTTGGACATCCGTGCCCAGACCAGGGAGAATTGCTCCTTGTCAATGCGCGGGTCGTTGAACAATTGTTCTAGCGCAGAGTGACGCCGATGGGGGTGGCTGATGATTTATCAGATTAGAGCGCATCAAATAATCGTGGCTGATTGGCGAACGCAATCCATCGATAATTCAGGGTTGGTCATCTATGACCCTGAATATGATGAGCCAGGAGCATTCGACGATATCGAAAGAATCCGGCCATGCGACCACACGGCATTAGCGGTATTCTGCGACCCATTCACGGTGGATTCCGTGATCGTTTCATCACTGTGTTCAGGGTGGAACTTTCGGTTTCTCCTCACACTCGACGGGACGTCGTCGTGGTATACGCCGGGCCGACCATTACTAAGGTCCAAACACTGTGTGGTGTTCGGCCGGTTCGATTATGACAAACAAGGAGGTATCGTTCCTGACGGTAAAATCAGGAATTCCGTGACCACGTGGAATTCGCGAGGAGTGTATCAGCGGAAATCGGTTCGAGGAAAGCAGCTATCGACGGTGGAGACCACGAACTATTCCCAGATGAAAAAATGGCACAAGCATCAAAAACCCATCGAGTGGATAACAGCAATTATTGGTTGCACAGGGGCTAAAACAGTGATTGATTTGTACGGGGGGTCTTGCGGGTCGATTATAGCGTGTGAAAATATCGGGGTAATATGCACCTGTTACGAGATCGACGAGGCGACGGCGGCGTCAGCGAATAACGCCATAGACGCGATACTCCGGGCTCCGTCCGGAGAATTATTTGAGGAGGCATCGAATGGGTATTAAGAGGTCGTTGAGTATTCCTGATCATGGTCCGTTGAACAGAATAGGTGAAAACAGTTCTAAGTCGTGCCCCAATTGCGGGAGTACGATAGCTACGGAACGGCGCCCTAACGGTTCGTTTAGGGCGTTGTGCAGGGGCTGCGGCTCGGTGAACGGTGCAGGTGCTACAAAATCGGAGGCTATCTCCGACCTTATTGCGCACACCCGTGTTTATTAAATGTCCGCACTGCGGCCAGACGGTCAACGTCCACATGCACGACGAGAATGGCAACCCAGAGGAGCGCGAGGGCATCCTCATCGAGGTACTGGGGTAGCGCAGAGTGACGCCGGGTAACCGGCGGTAATGCGGCCCGCGTATGCGGACGGTCACAAGCCCGGACAAATCAACAGATGGAGGACGAGATGAACATATTTGACATGGGGAAATTAGAGGCGGTTCGGAAATCATTGCAGCGGCCAGAAAATGAGAAATGGTACCGCGAGGAACATGGAATCACGGTCGATGATTTTACCTGCTACAACGTGTGCACCTATGGCGTCGATAATCACGAGGAAACCGGGGAATACACCGCGCTCGGAGAAATCGCCGACCTCATCATCGCAGACGACAACGAATAGCAGAGTGACGCCGGGTAACCGGCGGTAATGCGGCAAGCCGGTCACAAGCCCGGTAAAAGGAGAATGCTATGGACACGACAATAGATTTGGCTCGGGTGCTCGATTCTCATCGCCAGTGGATGGAGCGAGGGGAGGGAGATCGTGCGATCCTGAGCGGTGCGAACCTGCGCTATGCGAACCTGAGCGGTTCGGACCTGCGCGATGCGAACCTGCGCTATGCGAACCTGAGCGGTTCGGACCTGCGCGATGCGAACCTGAGCGGTGCGAACCTGCACGATGCGGACCTGAGCGGTGCGAACCTGAGCAATGCGAACCTGCGCTATGCGAACCTGCGCGGCGCGGACCTGCGCGATGCGAACCTGCGCGGCGCGGACCTGAGCGGTGCGAACCTGCGCGATGCGATCCTGAGCGGTGCGAACCTGCACGATGCGAACCTGCACGATGCGAACCTGAGCGGTGCGAACCTGCGCGATGCGATCCTGAGCGGTGCGATCCTGAGCAATGCGAACCTGAGCGGTGCGAACCTGCACGATGCGAACCTGAGCGGTGCGAACCTGAGCAATGCGGACCTGAGCGGTGCGAACCTGCGCGATGCGATCCTGAGCGGTGCGAACCTGAGCAATGCGGCTTTACCTCCCTATCAGCTCAATCTGCGTGCTGATTTGCGAGTCTATAAAAAAGTCGCTGGGAAAATCGTGCATTTGCTCATTCCAAAAAATATTCGTCGCACCGCGTCCCTCGTCGGTCGGAAATGTCGGGCAGAACGAGCATTTGTACTTGCTATCCAAGGCGATGAACCAGTTACAACTCGTGGCCTGACATACCGGTTGCGTGAGTGGGTTTACCCGGACGCCTACGACGATGACCCCCGCGTGGAATGCACGCATGGCATTCATTTTTTCATGACTATCGAGGAAGCACAAGACTATGCCTCTTAGGTTTCAATTCACGCTACCTCGATGGGCTCGGAACAATGCCGGAGGCCCGGCAAAAGTCGAACAGATTGCATACCTGCTTGGGTTGCTATCCGAGTGACGCCGGGTAACCGGCGGTAATGCGGCCCGCGTATGCGGCCGGTCACAAGCCCGGAGGAATCAGAATGGATCTTGAAGAACACCTTGCGCGGATTCGCGCGATCAAAACAGAGAAACGTGCACAGGCGGCCCGCGAGAACGGCAAGCGTCCGGTCAAACCCGGATCTCGTCCCCGTGGCCGACCGCGAAAAACTATAGCGGTGGATACAGAAACGGAGGGCGCCGATGAGTGACCGGTACATATGGGCGGGAGAAATAATCGATACGGGGGATGGCGGGGTCAATTTGGATGGAGAAGAAACAGCCGGTCGCATGAACGAGCTTGATCGGGAGAACGCCGACCTGCGCCGACAGCTCGCGGAGGCGTATGAGCGATGCGCACAGATTTGTAACCGATTAGCGGACGAAAGCAGCACAACTTTTGTTCGCGCAATGTCGGAATCAATCGAGGAAAACAAAATGCGTATTGCTAGAATGCAAGGGCTGAAAACCGCAGAGGAAGAAATCCGCGCCCTCATCCCGAAGGAGGAAACCGGTGAGTGATTTAGTAAAACGGCTAAGGGCAAGCGTTAAAATGGACGCTCATAATGGCGATGCGGTGGAGCGAAGTATATGTGGTAAGCAAATGCTTGAAGCGGCCAACCGAATCGAGGGGCTTGAGCGCGAGAACAAAAGATTTCGAGACGTGTTGGAAATGGATGATGGGGAAAATCCGGAAACGCTGCGGCAAGAACTTATGGAACTCGCCGAAGTGACTATCCGAATACGAGAAGAGAACGCCGACCTGAAGCGGGATTGCGTCAAGCTGCACAGCGAGCTGTTATGCCAAACCGAATACGCTGTTGAACTTGATCGGGTGAGCTCCGACCTGATCCGACAGCTCGCGGAGGTTTATAAGAGTTGCATTTCGGCTATGTATTCGGTTGTTATGGGCAGCGCGAGCCTTGATACCCGAACGGCGTTCGAGTCTGCAGAAGGAGCTATCCGCGCCCTCATCCCGAAGGAGGCAACCGATGAGTGAGAAAACTCCCGTCGTTCTCGAAATCCATGTTCAGACGCAAGACATCATTTTTCTGATTGTCCATCCAGAAACCGGGGAGATAGTCCCGAAATATCGGTCGATCAACTGGCTGCTAAAACGGTTGTTCACGTCGGAATTGAAAACCTGGAAGCGGCGATGGCCGTCGAAGGCCGACTTACACGCGGCCGAGCTGCGAATAATCGACCACAGGGAGGCAACCGATGAGTGAGAACGAACGGCTGAGAGAGGCGCTACGAGATATGATCGAATTGAGCATGGAAGATAATAGCATGTGGGAGCTGCATGATACATCTTTTCGGGAACGCCGTAGAGCCGCAAGAAACGCCCTCGCCGCCAAGCCCGATGTGTGCGTGTGGACGCCTATTCGAGGTGGAATGGTTTACCATTGCTCATGTGATGGTATGCAACGTGGGAAGTCTTTTCATTCCCCGATGTGGGACATCGACGTCGAGGATTACGAAGAGGATGGTCGGTGCGGCGGCTGCGGTCGCGAAATCGAGGTGAAAGGTGAGTGAGAACGAACGGCTGAGAAAGGAACTGGAGGCTCTCGTGTACGCGTTGGATTTTGAAGATTTGTCGGACAGTGTAGATTTGAATGGAGCCAAATCAGCCCTCGCCGCAGAGCCGGAGACGTGCGTGTGGAGACATAATGATTATGGCTATCACACCGGATGTCCACAGGATGTGTGGTTATCGAGTGAACTCCTACACATAATAGGTTGTTACATCGAGGACGGCCTCAATGCCATCGTATATTGTCCCGGCTGCGGTCGCGAAATCGAGGTGAAAGGTGAGTGAGAACGAACGGCTGAGAGAGGCGCTAAGAGATATGATCGAATTGAGCATGGAAGATAATAGCATGTGGGAGCTGCATGATACATCTTTTCGGGAACGCCGTAGAGCCGCAAGAAACGCCCTCGCCGCCAAGCCCGAGGTGTTCGCCGACCGTCTCAACGCCCTTGAGCGCGACAACTCCACCCTGAACGCCGAACTCACCGAGACGATAGCGGCGGTGTCCGACCTCATGGACGAGAACGCCGACCTTCGCCGAAAGCTCGCGGAGGCCTACGAACGAGTAGCAAAGATGGCTGATGAATGGGCGCAAACGGAAATAGCGGCTGGAACCGACAAAGGGTATGCGCAAATCATGGAGGTATTCGCCGAAGAGGTCCGCTCCCTCATCCCACCGAAGGAGGCAACCGATGAGTGAGAACGAACGGCTGAGAGAGATTTACGAATATCTTGGCGACGAGTTTAACCTTCGCGGAATGTCGTCTGATCTCTGGTCCAAATTGACCTATCTGTATACGACTGCGCGCGATGCGATCGCCGCCAAGCCGGAGACGTGCGAGTGGCACAGAAAAACTGACACGGGAGGAGATCCATACGGCCCGTGGATTACGTCCTGCGGTAACGAATGGGATCTACAGGGGCCGGAAGGGCTTGGACCATTCGAGTATCCGGATGAATACGGTTTCGAGTTCTGTCCGTTCAGCGGCTGCGGGCGCAAAATCGAGGTGAGGGAATGACAAGCGGAGAGCATAGCGCATAGTGATAAGGGATGTTATCACCGAGGAACGATATTTGGGTATACTGTAGATGGAGGCAATGAAAATGAAACGGATTCTCGCAATCATAATCGCGGCCGTGGCCCTCGCTGGCTGCGCAATTCCAGGGACGCACGGAAACACCGGAGCGCCGAAATCAGCATCGTTTGCCGGCGCAAAGGGCGTCTATACCGATTCAGGAACGACGGCGCGTTCGGTGTTCGGCGCTCGTGCTGTCGTGTCGTCAACATCAACGTCACTCGGCATGGTCACGACAAGCGGCCAGACATCAACTGTTACGTTCACCGATGTGACCGGCCAATCGGTCACGGCAAACGTCACGCAGGCCATGCAACTCAATCCTACATATATCCTGTTGTCACTCGCATGGACTGACGCGAAAAGCGTCGCGCAGACCGGAACGTTTACCGGCAATCTGACGACCGGTGCTCTTTCCGAGGTGTCCGCTGTCCCCGAGAACTGGCCGATGATCTGGCCTACTGCGACCTCGATGTACTATGAGTCGGGCGGCGGCATCTGGTCTGCGGATCTCGCAACCGGCGCGACAACCGAATTGAGTTCGGGCGCTGCGGTATGGAATACGAATACGTGGACTAAATCGGCAACTGTGCAACCGTGGTACTCTGGTTCGTGGGTATATGCTGATTCGCTCGGAAATGTATATGCCGCCGGAGCATCAAATAGCTCCGCGCTGCAAGGCCAATTGATCAAACATGATGGTTCGCTTGTTGATTTCGGTGGCAATTCGAGTACATGGAATTTCGTTCAGGATCTTCCGGGAACATCTGCCGTCAGCTATGTAGGATGGGATCTCTTAGATACAGGGTCATCTCAACTATATCTCGTGATTGGCCAGGACGTGTGGAATAATGATCCGTTCGCTGTCGGAGGATCAACGCTCACCGGTGCCGCGATCAAATCATACCCTGTCACGTTCGACCCGGAATCACCCGGTGTGATCTCGATCGCAAGTGTTCCCACATCCTATGCCATGATCACATCCGGGGTGTACCGGACAACGCATGTCGGGGCCGACTCTACCATGCAGCGCTCCATTCTTACCAACGGCGTTGACACCTACAGCGTGAGCGTCACATCCGGCGCGGTAACGATCACGGCGTGGAACACAAGCGCGGTCCCGGTCTCGAACACGTTCGCCGATGGGTCAAGCGCGGGATCAGGAGGCGTGACGAACTGGTACTATTCGGGCGGAGACATCTACGCCGGGCCGACCGCGACGACAGCCGATATCAATCAGGTTGTGCTCCCTGCAGGCGGTGGTACTGTATCAGATCCTCCGCTCATCGCACCGTCTGGAACTATCACCGCGTGGTCAGTCGTCGGCGGCCAGATTTTCTACACCGATTCATCTGGCACGTGGAAATACGATATTTCATCCTCCACAAAATCGGCGTACACGGGGACGGTGCCGCAGGCGGTGACGCAATAAGAAAGCCCGGCCGAGGGCGCCGGGCAGGTGAGATCAGGCGGTGACGAGCCGCCTTTTTTACGTGAGTGATGTCCCATACTTCGCGTTGATTCCCGCGAGTACTGTTTTGTAGTCGGTGACCGCAGTGTCAAGCTGCGCTTGCGTCGAGATTCCGGCGGCCACTTCCGACTGGACCTGCGCGACAACCGATTTCGCCGCTTGCTGTTGTGCTGTCGCCTCGGCGATTTTCTGAGCGGATGTGAGCCCTGCGACACGAGCCGCCTCAAGCTGAGCGCCGATCGCCGCCCGCTGAGAATCGGTGAGGTTATCGTCAATGATTTCCCCGGACGCGGGTTTGTCACCGAGTGCGGAAATGATGCGTTTCGTCCATGTCGAACCCGATACAGACCACACTGTGATATTGCGATAGTCTGCCACAATCGATCCGTCGATGCACAATTGCTGGTTCGGAGTTCCTGCCATCGCGGCTTTCAGACTGGTTGCGGTTATGTGCCCGGTTTTTCCGTCGTTGTATTCCGCGTCAGTCTCAGGCATGAGCGATTCATAGACGGTGCCACCGTCGGGACCGACAGCCGACCCCGGAGTGAACCATACCGGATTCGCCGATATGAGAAGGCGCTTTTTATCATCGATTGCCGAAAGCACCGGCCGAAGCTGCGCCTGATATGTGTCGAGGTCGGAGGATACGTTGGTAAACGCCTGAGTCTGGCTTGCAATCGCTATCTGGTTGTTCTGTGCGCGCGCCTGTCCGAGCTGTTGCGCCGCATATGCCATGGCCGATTGCGCATCTGCTATTTGCTGGCCGAGCGTGCGCGCCTGTCCGATTTCCGGGAGCGCCTGCACGAGCGGATCGACTTTCGCCGCGGTCGCAACAGGATCCATCTGCGGATCAGAAAACCCGAGAACAATATCGAATCCGTCAATCGTCGTGTGAATTACTGTTTTCAAAATCTCACCTCCTAATACCTGATTCCGATCTGAATGATGCCCTGCATCGGGCGGGTTTCTTCATCCGATAATAGCACAGCGTGACCGGAAAGACTTTGTGGGTCATTTATTATTTGCTGCGTCACGATGCTCCCAGCGGTTGTGAGGCCGTAGGCGGTTCCAGAGCCGCTCATGGCGTAGATAGTACCGAGAAATTGATGACCGTGATATTGCAACGCGAACGACCGGAAGTTTCCCAGGAAATCACTCGTTCCATTCGGGTTTCTCGTCCCTCCGATATCAAGACCGCGCAGGAAGACCCCGCGAAAATCCGGGAGCTGGTAGTAGGTCCCCGACGTCGATCGCGTTGTTCCTACCGCATCTGAGCATTTGTAGAAATACTGGTATGCCGTGTTCGGGTTGTTCGTGTCTCCGATATAGGTGTTTGCGACGAGGTTCGGATAGCTTGCGATCGTGATCACCTGTCCCGCGAGGATGAGCGCACGCACTCCGAGCGTCGCAGGATTCTGCACGAGGGACTGATACAGGTCACCTGGTGCTGCGCCGAAAAGAAGTTGCGAAGCGGTGAGCAACTGGGATGCGTTGTAGGCTTCCTGAACTCCGTTCGGAGTTAGCCCCGCCTGATTCATTAACGCCTGAAAATATCCCCAGATGTTGTTGACCATTGCCGCCACAAGCGGCGTCCCATCGGTCGCACCGGGAGTGCTTGAGTTTTTCGCGGTCGTCGCCGGGAACGTTCCTGTCACATTTCCGACCGACGTTTCGTATGCTATCATTCATTCCTCCTGTCTGTTACCATCATCCTAATTTGTCGACACATACAGTACCGCCCATGTCGAAAGCGGTTTCATCGCAAGCGTGAGTTTTTTCAGCGGTTCCAATTGGTTCTGCGGCACAAACCCATAGGTGAGCGCGGATATGTTCCCGTAGGCGTCATAAGTCGCACCGGCCGCGATGAAAAATACGAAGTTCCACGACGGACGGTTGAGCGGAGGATTGTAGGTAATGAGCGTTATCGCAAGCCACGGCGATCCTCCGCAACATGCGATCGATCCGTACCCGCAGACTGCATACACATATCCACATCCGATATTCGCTGCACTCACCTGATACACATCACCGTTTACCACAAGCTGGCCACCGGTTGAGAATCCGCAAACCGCCGTCCCTCCGTACCCGCAATAGGCGTTTGATCCGCCACAGTAACACTCCGCGGTCGCGCCCGATATGAATGTTGCAGGGTCCACCGGCTGCGGTGAGTCATTCGGAAAAACCGAGAGCCCGTATCCTCCGGCTCCGAATCCCATCGTATCGAGTGCCGCCTGTAAATCTGACGGTGCACCGTTCGTCCCGCGCGTGAACATCTTCCATGCGAGGGGAGATACCCGAGTCGCCTGCGGAATCGTCGTGTCGGGAGTTATCCCGAACTCGCGTTCTAGATCGTCGAATATGGTTGTCGTTCCCGGAGTCCGCGCGTTCGCAAGAGCGGTCAGATCGTCCATGACCGCCTGTAGGTTGTCGCCCTCACTCTGGAGGAAATTGTCAAGATCTCCGCCGGGCGCAGGCCGCCACAGCGCGCCGTCCGGGAGTGCAGCGTCAACGAAATCGCGCATGAGCGTGTCAGACATACGTTACGCCTCCGCTCACGAGCCCCGATTTTTCACCGGGAGCGATCTGGTAGGATGACAGCCACGTTCCCGACGTCGTACCGAACGCGACAGACGCGCAGGATGCACCATATTGGATCAGTACCGATTGGACGATTCGCCCGACCGATGGATTTGTGATGAGGTCGTTCCTCGAGAAATCCGGAGTGATCCCGTCCACGTATGGCGCGATCGACAGAAAATAGGTCGTGAGTGCGGCCGTGATTGCCGTTTGGCATGCGCTGACCTGTCCGGACGGAACCGAAAGCGATGTGATCTGCACATAGAATTTCGTCCTCGTGATAGGCATGACAAACAGATTGTTGTTCGTGAGCCCGAGCGATTGCTGAGATTTTCCGCTCGCATTCGTCGTGATCGCGTCGGTTACCTGCGTGAGGAGTCCCGATGTCGGAATTCCGTCAGGTTGTATCGTCGAATCACATTCTGCGTACACGGTCCGAGCCGGCGGCTCGTTCGGCTGAACGAGAACGTAGGCATTCGTCCCTCCGGTGAGTGCGTTCGTATTGAGCAAAATCGGCGCCCATACGGTGAATCCAGTGACGATGAACCCTGAACCGAGAACCGTTACATTGACGGCCGATGATCCTGATATGAGTCTGAGCGCTGTCTGAATGTCGGATGCCGCACAGTTGTAGGCAAGATCGCCGGTAACTGTGCCGTTGAATTGCAGTTTGAACGTTCCGCCAGTCGGACCGCCGACGATCTGGATGTACTGGGCTGCGAATGGGTTTCCGGTTGACCCGTATGCGACGTAGGGGAGTCCTGAATATGGATATGCATTGACGATTCCGGCGACGCTGATCGCCCATCGCTGGTAGTCAGACGCATTGCATCCGCCTCCGACTGACCGCACTTTCGCGAGAACCGGGATCCGGTAATCATCGTCTGTTTCTGTGTCCGCACCGGTTACGACGATTGATGCGACGGTCGGGGCGGCCGAGACTCCGATGATAGATGATTGCAGGTTGACCGTGTCACCGATGTTGAGGTTCGACACGATTCCGGGAACCTGCGCGGTAGCCGATACGGTAGCAGTTCCGCTTGCGATGGTCGCGTCCGCGGTTGATTGGTAGATTGCGTTGTTCGGCGCACCAATGAGTACAGTTCCTGAAGGAATAAGCGTTCCATTCGTCCCAGTAACGGTGATCGTGATTTGCTCTGCTACCGCCTGATTACGATAGACGCCGTATTCGTTGCCGATGATATCGAGGTCTGAGCCCTGCGCGGTCGATGCAAGCGCGGCAAGAAACCGGTCCGCACCGTATTTCTTCAGCGATGTGTAGGCGAGCCCCTCGACGACAGAAACGACTGTGGTAAACGCGCGGTCAGACGATGGAGTAGTCTGGCCGATTCGGTTTTCGAAATTCGATTTGTTCTGATCGATGATCTGTTGTGTCGTCGGGAGATTTACGCTCATGTCAGCCTCTGGTATGCAGGATTAGTCGCCTGAGCCTGCCATCGCATGCCGATTCGATCCGAGCTTATCACCTGGCCGGGAGACAACTCAATCGAAACTCCGAGCCTATCACTCGTCGGATTCGTCACCGTAGCAGATGGCGATGGGAAATAGCTTGATTTCAGCGCGAGTTCTGCGGCGTTTGCAACGTCTGCGATGGCATCGAGTGATATCGGTTGTTCTGTCGCGACTTCGAAATCTGACCCGATCTGCTCTTCTTTGGGCAGGTATGCATTCCCGATCCATCCCCGGCGAGTGAATAGCGATATGAGCGCCTGATTCTCGACGCCCTGATCCATGACAGGCTGGCCCGCTACATAGTAAAGATCGGAACCAGCCGGAGTGAGAATCAACCGAGGATCTCCGCCGTAGATGTCGCTCATTCAAGAAGCCCCTGTAGTTGCGATTTCGCGACACCGACCAGAGTCGAACTATCGATCATCGTCCCTCCGTTTGACGTTGTCATAGCGAGAATCCCGGTAATCAGATTCACGAGCGCCGTCAACAGATTTTCGGTCTGGTTTGCAATTGTGATTTTCCCATCCGATTTCAGGTAGATGTACCCGAGCTGAGTTCCTGAGGAATCGTATGCGTAGATTTTCCGCTCACCCTGTGCGACAGTCGGAGCGTTGTTGTTGTCCGTAGCGAGCGCCGCGAGATAGGATGCGTCGAACTCGAACAGAAACGCATGCTCGCCCGGAAATGGATTGAAATCCTCACCTGATCCGCGGATGAGTTGCGCTTTTTGCGCCGCCCCCGATGAATTGACCTGTAGCATTCGTTGCGCGGTCGCACCTGATTGCGCGTTAAACGGAACCTCAATTGTGGTGGCTGTCACTTTTCCATGTCGCGCTCTGATACTCATGTCGCCCACGGCTCCTGTAAAGGTGAGTTACTATACACCTGAGGCGGCACCAGAGACAACGTAGTTGTCTGTTCGGTCGCAGTAAAATTGTGCTCACTCTGCCTGATCAAAAATGTAAATCCTTTCGGGATGTGAAGCGACGGTGACACAACAGTTACTCGAGTGTTCGGGGACCAGAGCGAACCATCCGGCGCGTACCACCCTGACACCGGTATTTTGAGCGTCAGCGCTTTCACAAGTTGCTGATTTTTCGCAAATGGAGCGGACACCTTGACATTGCCCTCATCAAGTTGGCCGGCGGTAACACCCTGAACACGCCACGACGGAACCATGCTGTCTGTCGCCTCTGACTGGATCACGCTGCCGTATGCATCCTGTCCATATACGACATAGGTTCCAAATCGTTGCCTTCCATCGAATTTGATATTCCAGGATGTAACGTTTGACTCGGACTCTCGAAGAGTCCCGACAGCCGATCCGGTATTGGCCGCCCACACGAGTAGGTTACCGTAAAAATCGTTTGTCGCGAGGCACTGACGCTGGAACGCAAGGCGCGTGACCACATCTCCCCATTTGTCTGTCACCGAGCATTGGACTACCGGGAACGGCTCAAGGTACGCCCCAGAGAGAACGGACACGCAGTCAGTACCAAGTCGTTTGGTTGCGACTTTCCCGAAATCGATAATTGAAATGTTGTACCAGAAACAGCCTCCGCCTTGCGCGTCAGGTTGCACCGTCGAGTCGACAAGGTCTGCGGTTGATGCAGCACCTTCAAGGTCTTTGGTAGTTCCTGACATTTCTATTTTGTTGGATGCAGAATATAGATACCCGGTATTGACAAGCCGAGGTCCGAGGTAGATTTGAGCGTGTGGGTATGCATATGGGGCAAGCAGTTTATCTATTCCCGAATCCTGTCCTGGAATCCACGGCACTGTCGCAGTCCATCCGTCGGTGAGGGTGTCTGCCGATCGTGATATTTTCCCCGCGACTACCGGCAACTCCTTCGACACTGAGCCGTCGCGCGATATCAAAAGAAGCGTAAATGAATCTTTCGGTCTTCCCTGCATCCTCATTTCGGATGCAGACGGACTGAACGCGAAACTCATGCGACCGCCTCATAAATTGTGATCTCGCGCCCTGCCGACAGAATGATTACATCACGTCCAGTCAAATGGTTTGTGTCGATAAGATATTGATAGTTGTCATTTCCTTGAGAATCGTATTCTGATCCGTACTGTTCAATAGCAACTCCGATTGTAGTTTTCGGGCGGTCAAGTGTGACAATGCGTGCAATTTTAAGGTCAAAAAGAATTGTCAGCAAATACTGTATTGACAAACCCAAAAGAATTGCAAGGTCTGCGTATACTCCGAGCGTTGAGAAATACTGACCGGTGAGAGGGACGCCGAAAAAGTTTGTCTGGATCGCGTCGAGCGCTGCAACCATCGCGTTGAATTGACTTGCGATATTGGTGGCAGCGTTCACGCACGCATCCCTTGTCGACGGTACCGAGTTAGCAATGAGCTGCGATACCGCAATCATTCCAGAGACAGCGTAAAGTTCCGCAATCTCGACCTGATTTTTCGCAGGTCCGTTGTTGCCGGACGGAAGGTATCCTTCGACAACCGACTGAACGAATGAAAGACTTGCCGTCACAAGCGACGGGAAATCCCCGGACGCGATTGCACCGAGTGATACAAATGTCTGGACGTCAGTCGCGATTTTCGCAGGGTCAATCGTTGCCGCCTGAAGGTCTGCGGTGAGCGTGTTGTATGCCGTTGCCGATTTCCCCGCGAGGTCCGATGTCGCCGCGATCAATTTTCCGATTGGCGACGCGTTGAAAAGCGATGCAAGAGCTGTCCCTGTCTCTGCAGTCTGTACCGATGCGGCAGGATCCGTCAAATCAGTTCCAGCGATAAACTGCGCGGCAGAGTCAGATTGCGACTGTGCTGCCTGTCCGTTTATCGTTGATGCCAATTCCTGCACCGACTGTTGCGCTGCTGCAATCGTCGTCTCAATCCACGAGGTTGTAGCGACTGTGATGTTGCCGGAGGATGTCGGATCAACCGACAGTTTTACGGCACCTGTCGGCTGCGCTACGATCTGCCCGAGTACCGGGTGGTTGATCGTCCACGCGCCCCGCTCGGCGAACGCCGACTGAAATTGCGCTGCGATGATGTCGTTATCATCACCTTCGAAATACAGGGTGAGCGGAAACTCACGAGACGAATAGCCGAGGTCTTGCGTCAAGGTTCCATCGACAAGCGGATACTGAAACACACCTACCCGTTTTGTGCCGGTGATGTCGTTCGACGACCATCCTGCGATGAACCGTGTTTTTGAAGTCGGCGATACAAGGCTTATGGTTTTTCGGAGTCGGTCTTGCCAGTTCATTGCATTCCACCATGCCACGCGGAACCTTGCGCACCCGAGATATCCTGAGAGGTTCGAACGCTCGAGTTGACCCCTTGAGCCATCGAGTTATCCACATTGACGCTGTTGTTGACGGTTACGGCTCCTGATTTGTGTGGGGCAAGGAGATCCGTCGGATTTGTCGTCCCCAGGAATGCATTGCCTTTCGCTTGCGTACTCCCAAGCCAATCGGCGGCCGATTTGAGCGCGCCTCCAACTCCGGGGATGTGCGACAACAGCGTCAGAGCCCCGCGCACCGCATCGATGAGCAGGTTAAGTGGCGCAAGAAAATACGACAGCACGGCCTCCCCTGCTTTTTTGAGTGCACCGATAACCGCAGTCCCAACCGTGACAGCAAACCGCTTGATTGACTCCCACGCTTTATCAATCCACGCCTTGATCTCGCCCCAGTGTTTCACAGCGAGTATGACTATCGCGATGAGTGCGGCGATTCCGATGACGATGAGGCCGATCGGGTTTGCTGACATCACGAGATTGAGCGCCTCCCATACCGTCGCAGCGCCGCCTGTCACAAGCGAAAATGCCTCAATCAATCCGGATGCCACACTGAACACAGTTGATGCGACACCTGCCGCGATCATCGCCGTTTTGAGTACAACGATTGATGCTACAACGGTACCGATGAGAGGTCCCCAGCGTTTGAAAAGCTCTACAACACGGTCGATAACGTTCGCTGCGCCCTGGATGAAATCCTTGATTTTCGTCGCGATGAGGTCTTTATTCGCCGTTACCCATTCCTGAACTTTGTCGATGAGTGGGGTCAATTTCTCAAGGAGCGCTCCGAGCACCTGATCTTTCAGGTTCGCCATCGTTCCCTTGATTTTCTTCATCGTGTCGTCGGCCTTCCGCGTCTGGTCAATAACGCTGTTGGAAAGTACATCTCCGTATTTACTCGCCTCTCCCATGAGTTTTTCGATACCGTTTTTCCCCTCAAGAAGTAGTGGGAGCAATACCTGCCCGGAGCGTCCGAATGCGGCCTGCGCGATAGCAGCGCGATCTTGAGAGTTTTTTGTATTCTTCAATGCATCAGACAGCTCAAGCATCGCTTGCGTTGTGTCGGTCGTATGACGTAGTTGATTCGCAAGCGCCGGATTGATGCGTATCAGTGTCGTATACATGGCGCCGGTGTTGACCTTGAGCTGACCCATGTTATTGTTGAGTTTCTGCATGGATGTCACGACATCCGACTGCGCGATATCCTGCATGTGCGCAGCGTAGATCAGTTTTTGGTAGTTCTCTGCCGTTGTCCCGATGATCTGTGAGGTATGCGCGATTTCGTTTCCGCGTGAGACAAGGACGTCGAGCGCTTCTGGAATCGATTTGATCATCTCGATTCCGCGCTCGGCGAGTTTCTGCGCAGAAATCCCCGCGAACACGCCAAGAAAGACTTCCTTGAACTTCTTCGCCGATTCCTCAGATTTTTTGAATCCAAGAATTGTATTATTGGAAAACTTCTCTGTTGCACCGGCCGCTTTTGTGAACACGGATGTCAACCGGTCCGTCGCGCCGATAACAGCGGATACTGCGAAATCGCTCATCGGGACGCCTTCGGGTCAAGCGCTTTTTTATTACGGTCTGAGAGTTGCTTTGCAAGCGGGTACCAGAAACGAAGTTGTCCAATACTCATGTCCTCCGCCTCCGTTGCGCTCGCAATTCCCATCCCGACGATGTACCACATCCATTCCGCGATGCGGTCTATCCCAATAAAAAAAGTACTCCAAGGTCCTCCGCTACCGCGAGGTCGACGCCCGACAGGTTTTCGATAGTACCCGATACAGAACCTGACATGTGATCGAGCATCGCATAAATGCGCTGGTACCGGTCGTCTGTCCCGAATCCGTCGGTTGCAATTTTCGCCTTGCCAGTCATCTTACCGTAGGCGATCTCTTTCACATCTCCCGGCGCTTCCTGTAGATGTTGCTTGACCGACAGGCCCTTGTCCGTCCTCGAGTTTTCGACATATCCGCGGCGATAGTATCCTACCAGTTTGTCACAAGCGCCTTCGACTGACTGCTTTGTCGACTTGTCCTGTATCGAGTCGATGTCGATACGATAGTAGGAAAGCAGATCGCGCACGAGTTTTTCGGCGGACTCTTTGCTGATTTTATATTCCGTCTGTGGCAATGAAAATCGTCCCATCATCTCACCTCGTTAATGTGTCAGCCCTCGGCTATCTGCCTGAGCGCCTCGTACTCTTTTGAGTTCGCCGTGATCGTCACTCCGGTGATTGCTCGCTCGATTCTCGTCATTTTCCGCTGGTTGCCTCCGGATGTCATGACAGCCTCATTTTTGTAGCCGGCAGGATTGTACGTCATGTCATCATCGCTCAGTACATTGTAGGTGACACCTGCAACAGCGATTGCCCGCGGCGATCCTGACACGTCCCCGGACCCAGAGAATACTGCCCACGTGTTGTCCCTCGAATGCATCGACAACGTCAGTTTCGAATCCTGATT